CGCGCGCGCCAAGGCGTCCTCTTCCGTACGTCCGCCGATATCCGTCTCATCAGGCATGAGCAGCCCTCCTTATTTCGGGTTATCACGTACCGCCTTCCGACGTCGTCTCGAACAACTGCACCAGCTGCGCCCCGGCGCTCTGTGATGTGTCGCCCAGCGCCGTGAACGTAACGGGGATTCGACGTTCGCCGTCCTTGACAAACGGAATCCCGACCTCCGCCGTTGCATGCACGCGGGGAATCCAGATAATAAGCGTCTTATGGTTGCCCTCCGCGTCCAAGTTGGCCGCTGTCGCCTGAAAGCCGAACGTGCGCTCGGTGATCGAACCCCCGCCGATCTCCAGCTTGTGCGGATCGGTGCCGGGAGTACCCGCTGTATAGGTTGCCGCCGCGATCGCGTATTGTAACTGTGACAGCAGCGCTTCAGCCAAATTAAATGTTATTTCCAGATTTTCGGAAATCAGGTAACGATCCAGCGCGACCGTGCTTTGGTCAACGCGCGTTTCAAACCATTCCGGTGTATAGGTCAGCGTCAACCCCTCGACCGTGAAGCCGACGTCCTCGTAGTCTGTCCAATCAATCGTTTGCGTAGATTCGTCAATCGGGGAATCGGTGCCCGCGTCCGCAACGTACAGCGCGCTCGGCGCCCCGACTACAATACTTGTTCTTGTGCCCATGATAATCCGTAACCCCCCTTCGGTTTCTCAATTCTCAATAATTCGTATTGTCCACAAGGACAAAACGTAAAACCACGTCGGCTCGTCCGGGTCTCGCAAATCCTGGCCGGCAGTGTCTTCTGTCGCCGAGAGAATGTAAGCCGAGCCGATCTTTTCATCCTTGACATACCATAGCGCGTCGAAGAGCGCTCGGTAAACCTGTCTCGCCGCAATCGGCGTAGCAGCCCAGCAGTTGAATTGCACTGACGGGCGCAAAACCGGGTAGTGCGTTTCGCTGCCTCCGCCGCGGGTAAAAAAAGAAATCGCCGCCCCATCCGAGATCGAGTAACGCGGAGGCAAGCCGGGCGGCCCGAAAATCCGCGAGCCGGTCAGCGTCGTGATGCCCGATTGCGCTGCCAGAAACGTTCTGATTATCGCATTCGTGTCGATCACCGCGCCGTAACCTTGATCTTCTTCAGGACTTCGTCTCTCTTCGCATCGAATGCCGGGCGCAAATACGGATAAGGCGCGTTGCGCGCCGTTCCGAATTCCAGGAACGCCCCGTACCCGGAACGCGTGCGGACATGCGTAAAAAGGCCCTTGCCACCCGCCGCTATTCGCCGCGTGTTACGCCCCGTTCGATCCTTGTAGGGGTGATGAGCTTTTGCTTCCTGTGCAATGAATTCCGCCCCTTCCCGCAAGGCCTTTTCCAAGGTTTCCACGGCGCGTACCCTGATTTCCGAACCGAGGAACGTAACCTTCATGTCGCTCTTCAATAACATTCCTATTCCGCCTTCGCGCGTCGTAAGAAGAGTTCTGAATGATGTCGTTCAGTGCCGTCTGAAACGTCCCGCACAAGAAGCACCTCGAAAGTCAAACCGTTGACCACGACTCGATCGGTCTCGCGGATACCCTCCTGTTCGGTGAAAATGCGATCGCGCGTAATCACAAGTTCTTTCTCCGTCTGAATCTCGATCGCCGTTTTTGTCTGTTCATATCGACAGGGCACGTTGGTATATTGATTACTCCAGGTCTTGACCGGTTGGCCGTAGTCGTCTGTTGACGTTGTAGCCCACCGGCGGATTGTCATCGTGTCCTTGAGCAATCCCGCGAAGCTCATGCGAACCTCATTACGCGATAGGGAAATAACGCCCGGTCTTCCGAGGCGAAGAAAACGGTCGCGTCCGCCGCCGTATAGCTGTAATCGCCCATTTTTTCCGATTTCAAATTGCCGCGGCCCTTGCGCGCATATAACTCGACTGCGAACTCTAGTGTCGCCGTTCTCACCGGCCCGGGGTACTCATAAATCGAGGCTTCGGCGCCGGAATGAACGGCCGCAGTCGTGCCATTCGCAGCCCGCTCGACCGTGATTTGTTTCGAGCCGTCGGTAGTAACGGCGGTCACGAACATCTGTTCCGAGTCGACAAGAATTGTGTGGCCGGCCTTGATTGTTCCTTCGGCCGATACGGTGACCGTCGCGCCTGCCGTGTCGTCGGCCGTGCAATCGATCCCGCTTGCCGAGTAGGGGGTTGGGCTTTCGCCGTTGCCGTAACCCCATGCGCCATCGATTTCTATTACCTGTTCGCCAGTCGGGAAAACGTAAGTTCCCGAAGGATTCGCCACGATTCGTGTCTTCGGATATTCGTTTGCCGGGTAGAGATAATAATCCGTTGTCGACCAGGTTTCATCGTCGTAGACCCGATCCTGGTCGGTATCCGTCTTCAGCGTTGTCAGGGATAACAAATCGTCGATGAACAGCGTGTCCGTAATCGGCCCGTCAAAATAACGCTTGCCGTGCCAGACGTAGAAAAAGCGTCCCGTCCAGTCATCGACCGCACGGGACGCCGACTCCAACAAGCGCAAGAGTAACGCATCGCTGCTCGTATCGGAAATGTTCAGAACCGTTTTCAGGTCGTCAAGCGTGGCGTAGCAATTACTCATGAGCGCACCCCCGCTCGCTGAGAATGGTCAGCGCGTCCCGCAAGACTATAGCGCGCGGCGGCTTAATCCTGCCACACTTGATAAGAATAAGTCAGCGTGGTTCCGGGATCGCTGCTCAGGGTCACGACGATTTGATCCGTTCCCGCTATAGCGTTTTTCAGGTAAACGGCATTCACCGGGTCTTCTATGATCGTCACGAACACCAAATCGTCGGAATCGGTGCCGGCGACGGTCAACGTATCCGCCGATTGACCGTTATCAACCTCGCCGGTGCCGACGACGACCGTATAGCCGCTAGCATTCAGCGTGTCGATATACGCCGTGCCGTCGATGTATGCATCCTTGAACTCCGCACTAGACGAGCCGAGGTCAAGACCCTCATCGGTGTTCGGCGCAATCGCTTCGCCGGTCAAAACCAGTTCATCCGCAAGCGTTCCGGCGGTAATGACGCCGAGCGTAAGATCAGCATCTTCCGTCCCGTCGGTGACATCCAGCTGTGTCATGGTCAGCCGCGCGATCGCGTCGCTATTGCCGCCGTCGTCGTCCGCGTACCACGTGACCCTGTAAACGTCGTCGTCCGCCGGAGACGCGCTGTCGGAGATCAAACGTACGTCACCTGTCGTGGAACCGGCGGCATTCGATGTAACGTTGAACGAGGTACCATCAAACGCGACCTTATAATCTTCGTCGGAGCCGAAACCGATTCGGCCCGTATCGCGGAAGACGATTTTCGTCTTGTAATGCTGCACGAGAAAACCGCCGATCCGAAAGCCGCAGAGAACGAACGCGCCGCCAAGCAACACGCTCGCCAGGATTTTCGACCACCTGTTCATAGCGTTTTACCCCCTTCTGTCAAATCAGGATCGGCTCAGTTAACCGGATTGTAACGGTTTTGATCCGCCACCAGGATACAGGAAATCACGTACGAACCGGAACTGTTCTCGTCCGTTATCGTCGCGCTGGCGCGAATATAAGGCTTGGACGAGCTCAGTCCGTTCAGGTTAACCGCGATTTGTTCGCTGGCGGTTTTAGCGGCCCCGCTTCCGGCAACGGTCGTGAACGACGCCCCGGAAATGTCCGCCGCTCCGGTTCCGTCCGCCGCGGAACACTCCTGCAGCTTGACGGCAACGTTGTCCGCGGACGTGGCGCTGGCGTCCAGGCTGACGGTCAAATAAGCCGTTGCCCTGCCGTTGTAGCCGGTGGTGTCAACCGCCGTGCCGGTTACGGTTTCCGTTCCTTCGGTATCGCGGTCGGAAAGTAACAAATTCCAGACCTTCGCGTTGCTGTATAAATCGCGCATCGTTTCAAACCCCCGTTAAGATTTTTTTTGTTAGGGTCGGGCCGGAGAGAAAGGAGAGGAAAGACCCCGGCCCGACCCGCGCTCCCGCGCCGTCTGTCGTTTGCCCGGGCAGGGAGACTGTTTTATCAATACGCCCTGCTACAGTGTTCCCGTTCATGAGCAGTCAACCGTAATCTTCGCGAACGCCTCCGGGTGGCGCAGGATGAAATCAACCCGCATAATAGCACGTAATACGGTTTGATCGTTCTTGAAATTCACATGCTCCGAAGCCGCTATCTCGATCGCCTTGCGTTCACCGATTACCGCTTCATCGAACTGCCCGCAGACGATATAATAATCGGTGCCGCTGTTCATCTGTGTCGAGAGGTAGACCGGCAAGCCGTATAACGAATCCGGAACTTTGTCCGCCGGATTCACGGCGTAAATGTAACGCCCGTTCGAGTCCTGCAACTTGCGCAGAACGTTCTTCAGGTACGGGTGCATGATGAATCCCTGCGGTTGGGCGTTGTCGCTCTCGACCGCGTTCATCAGATCGAGAATCTGATCGAAAGTCAGATTCGCTTCAGTCACGCCGGAGACCGTGTTCACGCCAGAGATGTTCATGATACCCAGCGGGCTACCGCCGGTACCATCGCCGCGCAGATACGCCAGGTCTTCCGCCAGTGCGAGCTGTTTTCCGACATCGCGCCGGACAACCGACTCGACCGCCGGATCGCTGTCTGCAACAAGCTCGTTGGAGAACGCTACGAGACAGTAGAGTTTCTTGGCAACGAGTTTGACTTGACCGAAAGCCTCGGTCGTGTCCTCGGTGAGCGAGCCGCCTTCGCTGGTGCTCCAGTAGGTCGTCGCCCCGGTCGTCAATTTCGGAATTTCCAGCGTGTCGCGTTTCATCGGATAGACCGACGCGCCCGCCTTGCGCATGACGGCCTGTGCATAAAGCAGATCGATGATGTTGCGGCTGTACTCGGCAGGCACGATGTATCCGCCCGCCGTGTCGGTGCCCTCGGACAGGGCCTTCGACACCTGTTCCTTCTCGAAAGGAGCCTCGGCCCACCGTCCGGTAGCGATCGCCTTTACCAGGCGCGCCCAGGAGAATTCTTCTTTTTCCGCGCGTTTGCGAATCACCTGCGGCGGCGCGTAAATATAACTGCGTTTCGCGAGTTCCTTTTTTTGCTTCGCCTTTTCGGCTTCGGCTTCTTTTTCTTTCTTGACCTTCTCGATTGCGGTCTCGATCGCTTGATCCAGTTTTTCTTTCAGTGCAGTCTCCATCGGATTTGTTAACCCCCTGTCGTTTTCAGGGTTCAGGAATCCAACAACTCTCGGATGCGAGCCTCAATGTGAGCCGACAATTCCTCCACATCCGACGTGCTCTTTTTGACCTCAGGCTTCCCGTTCCCGTCGGTATCGTCGATCAATTTGGACAATTGTTCGATGATCGACTTGAGCCGCTCGACGGTGGTTTTCGAGAGTTTTCTCCCGGCCTTTTCCGTTTTTTCCTTTTTTGGCTCGGTGTATCCGTAGCCGTCGCCGGACACGGCGGCTTGCAGCATCTCGAAAGCCTTTTTGCACTCGTCCGGCAATTCGGAGGCGACCGGCTTGAGCGCGTTAATCGCGTTGTTGATCGCTTTGATCTGCTTGTCCGGCAAAGCCTTGCTCACATCGCGCTTGTTTTCTTCCTCGTCGGAATATTCGTTTTCCAACTCCTCCAGTTCTTCCAGTGTCAGTTCATTGTCCATGTTCATCTCCCTCTTTATCACGAGGAATTTCCGCTTGTTGGCGGGGAGGTCTACTATCGAGACCTCCTTCAGGTCAAGATCACGCAGGCGTCTTGCCATAGCTCTATTCTCTTCCCGTCGCGGCGTAACCGGCGATTGAGAACCCGGTTAACTCGCCACTTTTGATTTTACTCCAGACCCCATCGTCAAATATCTTGATCGCCATAATCCAGGAACCCTTTTTAACCGTCGCGCCGTTGATTCGGAAATCCTGCGGAGCAACATAGCTTTCAACCACTTTCAATTTCGGGTTTAGCTTGCGATGCATTTCCCCGATTTTTTGACACACTAACAAAAACCTGTGAGCCGCCTTTTCGATTTCTTCGTCCGAAATAATATCTCCCTGCGCATCTACCGTTTCCGGTTCCAGGACGACGCCGCAGACGACACGCTTTTCGTCGTTCGCCTTATGAATCGGTATCGTCCAGGCTTTCCCTACGCGCGACACGTTGATCAATTCCGGCTGCGATCCGGGCTTCGCCCACACCAGATATTTTTGATTCTTCCTGCGGAGTTCCTGTAGGACGGCCTCGCGCTCGTGCGTTTCGGCGTAAGGCCTTTGATCGGCGGGCTTGGAGAGCAGCCAGACGCGCTTGCTGCTCCCGGGTAATGGTGTATAGGTGATCAGGTAACGTCCTGTCAAGCGTTTTCCGTGCAGAAACAGTTCAAAGCTATGTTCGCGCCAGACACCGATTTCGTAAGTTCCCGAATCTTCCAGGAAAAATTTCGCATAAGCCCGGCTCGTTGCCCCGACCTCGCCGGGCGCGGCAACGTAGGGTTTGTCCTTGCCGACGTCTAGCCAAGCGACAGGGATTTGCAACTTGAATTCGCCGCGAAGTTTTTCTTCCGGCTTGAGGTTACAGACGCGGCAGCCGCCTGCTTGTCGGAGTTCTTGGGTCGAACCGGTGAAAACGGTAAACCCCCACGCGAACTCGTCGGAGTACCGGAATCGCAGATCACCGTGAACCGAATGATCCGTCTTGAGGAGTTCTTTTTCCGAAAGACGCGTCTCCTCTTCTTTCAATCCGCGCCAGTGATGATGATAGACAAATTCGC